TAGGCTGTACCCCGAGACGTGGAAGTGCACTGCGCAGACCTGCGCGAAAGAGAACAGCGAAGCTTTCGCCGGCCAGCACGCAGCGACATCGACATCGTTCTACCTGTTCGATGAGGCGAGCGCGATTGACGACGTGATCGACGAGGTAAGCGAAGGCGGGCTGACCGACGGCGAGCCGATGAAGTTCGCATTCGGCAACCCGACGCGTAACTCCGGCTGGTTCAAGAAGGCCGCGAGCTCACCACGCTGGCGCATGCGGCACATCGACAGCCGCACCGTGCAGATCACGAATAAGAAGGTGATCGCGGAGATGATCGAGGACTTCGGCATCGACTCTGATCGCGTCAAAGTGCGCGTGCGCGGCATGTTCCCATCGCAGTCGGTGAGGCAGTTCATATCCACGGCGGACGCCGACGCTGCGCAGAAGCGGCATCTGTCGACCGAGCAATACGCGTACGCGCCGAAGATACTTACGCTTGACAACGCGTGGGAGGGCGACGACGAGGGTGTCATCGGGCTGCGACAAGGGCTGATGTTCAAGATACTCCGTACGTTCGCGAAGAACGACAACGATGTGGATGTGGCGACGATGCTCGCGCGCTTGGAGGATGAGCACAAAGCCGACGCGGTGTTCATCGACGCGGGCTATGGCACGGGCGTCGTGAGCATCGGTCGCACGCTGCATCGCGGCTGGCAGCTTGTCTGGTTCGCGGGGGCCTCGAGCGACCCGGGATACCTGAACAAGCGCGCGCAGATATGGGGCGACATGCGCGACTGGCTCAAAGCCGGCGGGTGCATCGATCCGACGGACGCGGTGCTATACCGCGACATCATCGGCGTCGAGGTGGTGAGCAGACTCGACGGCAAGGTGCAGCTTGAATCGAAGAAAGACATGAAGGCCCGGGGTGAACCGTCACCCGGCAGGGGGGACGCGCTCGCGCTCTCGTTCGCGTTCCCCGTGCATGCCCCGCATCTGGTGGGCGTGCACGGTGCCCCCGTCTCCCAGCGGGCCGAGCATAATCCGTTCGTTGATACCTGAGGAGCCCGGCATGTGCGATGGAGGCAGTGTTGCGAAAATGGCGTTACTCGCCACAGCGGCGTACTTCACCGCTGGCGCGTCGCTCGGCGCAGGCGCGGGCTTAGGCGCGGCTGAGGGCGCGCTGGCTACTGGCGCGTTCGACATGGCAGGCTCAATCGGCACCGGCATGCTTGCCGGCGAGGCAGCAGGCGCAGCAGCAGGCGCAGCCGGCGCATTCGACATGGCAGGCTCAGTCGGCACCGGCATGCTTGCCGGCGAGGCAGCAGGCGCAGCCGGCGCGTTCGACATGGCAGGCTCAATCGGCACCGGCATGCTAGCCGGCGAGGCCGCGACTGCCGCCGCGACTGCCGCCGCGACGACTGTCGCAGCGCCATCGATGCTGTCGACCGCGCTGAAGTACGCGCCCCTTGCGAACAGCGCGATGGCGCTCGCGAGTATGGCGGGCATCGGCGCACCCGACGCGCCTGCCTTCCCGTCTGTGGCGCGAGCGGGCGCACCCGCAGGCACGCAGGTGCCTACGCAATCAGCATTGACAGCCGACTACGAGACCATCCGCAAGCAAAAGCAAGCCGCGCTCGCGGACATCGGCGCGGGGTCCACGTTCTTGACCGGCCCTGGGGGCATCGGCAACTCCTCACTCAACATGGGTAGGACCACACTAGGTGGATCGTCGAAGCTGGGCTCGTGATGAACGGCGCCACCTCCCTTCGGCAAAAGTACCTCATTCGTCGGGGCGCGCTCTTCACTGAGCGCGCGTCGTGGATGCCGCAGTACCGCGAGCTATCGCGAAACATCATGCCCCGCACCGGCAGGTTCCTCGCGACAGACCGGAACAAAGGCGACAAGAGGCACAACAGCATCATTGACTCCACGACCACGCGCGCGCTGCGTGTGCTCGCTGCAGGGCTCATGGCGGGAATGACGAGTCCTGCACGTCCCTGGTTTCGTTTGGGTACGAACGACCCTGACTTGATGGAGTACGGCCCTGTGAAGACGTGGCTCTCGGATGTGACCCGGGGCATGCAGTCGATATTCTCAAAGTCGAACACGTACCGCTCGCTGCACACGCTGTACGAGGAGCTCGGCGCCTACGGCACCGGGGTGTCCATCACCCTGCCCGACTTCGAGGATGTGCTCCGGCACTACCCGACAACCTGCGGTGAGTACATGATCGCGGCCGATCATCGCGGCGAGGTCAATGCACTCTATCGCGAATTCGATATGACTGTCTCGGCCCTCGTAGGACAGTTCGGTGTCCAGAACGTGAGTCAGGGCGTCAAAAGCATGTTCGATAAAGGGCACAACCTCGACGCGTGGGTCACGGTCCTGCACGTCATCGAGCCGCGCGCGGATCGCGACCCGGCAAGCAAGCTCGCGCGCGACATGCCTTTCACTTCCAACTACATGGAAGTGGGCTCGGACACAGCCAACAACATGGGGTTCCTGCGCGAGTCGGGCTTTAAACGCTTCCCGGCACTCGCGCCGCGCTGGCACACAGCGGGCGGCGACATCTACGGCAACTCGCCGGGCATGGAGGCGCTCGGCGACACGAAGCAACTACAGCACGGGCAACTGCGTAAGGCGCAGGCCATCGACTACAAGGTCAAGCCACCGCTCCAGATTCCCGTCGCGATGAAGAACCTGCCTCTCGCGACGCTACCCGGGGGCGTGATGTACCACGACCAGACAGGCCCGCATAACGGTATCCGCACCGCGTTCGATGTCAACCTCGACATCACCGGGCAGCTTGAGGATATCCGCGACGTTCGCGAGCGCATCAACAAAACTTTCTACGTCGACCTGTTCCTCATGCTCGCGCAGGCGGACAGCACGCGCCAGCCCGTCACCGCGCGAGAGATAGCGGAGCGCCACGAGGAGAAGCTTCTCATGCTCGGCCCTGTGCTGGAGCGCCTGCACAACGAGCTGCTGAAGCCCTTCATCGACCTCACGTTCGACCGCATGATCGACGCGGGCATTGTGCCTCCCCCGCCAGAGGAGATGCAGGGGCAGGACTTGAACGTGGACTTCATCAGCATGCTCGCCCAGGCGCAGCGCGCCATCGGCGTGAGTAGCGTCGACAGGCTGCTGCAAACGGTGGGCACGATTGCCACCTTCCAGCACCAGGCCGGCATGTCACCAGGGGCGATGGACAAACTCGACTTCGATGGCATCGTCGACGCCTACGGCGACATGCTCGGCGTCGACCCGAACCTGATCGTGGGCAACGAGGAAGTCGCCATCGTGCGCCAGCAACGGGCACAGGCAGCGGCGCAGCAGGCGCAGGCGGCGGCGATACCTGCTGCCGCAGGCGCGGCGAAGGCGCTGGGCGACACGGACGCCGAGAACCTGGGCGATGTGGTGAGCAAATTCAGCGGGTACGGCGGGCCGGGCTTGGCCGTCGCCGCGTAACCAGAGGGGACGCACAATGGCAACAAAACAATACACCATCACGCCGGCGGTGCCTTACAACAACCACGACGCGAACGTCGTGAAATGGACGTTGTCCGCCGGTGACGACGGAGCGCCGTTGCCCATGCCCCAGGCGGCCGACCGTTCGGCGCAGATTCTGGGCACCTTCGGCGGCGCCACAGTCATCATCGAGGGCGCCAACGACAACGCCTCGGCTGACGAATCGGGCACGCGGTACAGTCCGCTCACCGACCCATTTAACGTCGCTATTAGCAAGAGCGCCGCCGGTGTGTCAGGCATCACCGAAATGACGCGAGTAGTACGCCCGCGCGTCTCGGGGGGCGACGGCACCACTGCCATTGAAGTTTACATTTTACTCAAGAGGTAGCCCATGACCCAAGATATCAACGACGCCGTGAACGGCGTACGCGCGATGGCGAAGCAGGCCGACGCCCTGGCAAAGGTGGTGGCGTGCCTTGATCGCATCGGTGCCATCACGAACGCCGAAGCGGAGGCGCGCGTGCAACTCGATAAGACGCGAGCGCGGGTCGAAGCTGCGGCTGCTGAGTTGCTCGAGGCATCCAAGGCCGCCAT